CTCTTATTGTCTATCGTTTCTTGTGGCCCTGAGCCACTATTTTTTAGCAGGCTCGTTGCGCTATTCATAGAATCGTTCCACATTTTCTGTGGCTGTGAAATAACGGGGCCTACATAGTATCTTTGCGAACCGTCGAAACCACCGGTTGAATCTATTAAAACGATTACCGCCTCTCCAACCTTCGGCTTTATATGCAGCATTTTTGGTATCCACGGGAAAGCGTACGGCAATTTATCATCCGTCAATTTGCTATCTTCCGGATCAATCCTTACCTTGATTAGTTCCCCATGATGCGGGTCGTTTTTCACCTCTATCGCACGTCCTATGAACATGCGGCCTGAAAATTCTTTGCTATCCCACATAATTATCCTCCAAAACCAACAACTTTTATCGGCATTGCATTAGTAACCGTAACGGGAGCCGGCCCGCCGGCAGTTGCGGCGGTTCCAACCATAGTTGCGGCTCCGGCCGGAATCGCACCTTGTATCCAAAGGTCTTCCTTAATTGCCTTTACTATCTCTTCAACCGCTATCACTATGAGGGCCTCCGTCCTATTTGGGCTGCCATCCGCCAACGGTCCAAAATAATAATCAGCCTCAGGAAGTCTCCGTATAATATTGGACGCAATCAGCATTGGTGATAGGCCTGGCCTTTGTATTGCGCTACACGCAATTAAAATTGCCGGTATCTGCACCATTGGCGTCCTTACTTTTGTTATAAGATCACTTAATTTTTCACAAATGGAAGCTACTGTCATTGTTTCGGTGTTGTTTCTGTTGGTATTATATCCGCGTAATCAACATTGTCAATCACAATCTGTCCGTATTTGAATAGCGGATTCAACGTTATCGAAGGATTTATCGCACAGGCGGCTAAAACCTGCTGCAGTAGAATCCTATAATACATTATTGATTCCAATAGGAGCTTTCTTATCGCAAGGTCTATTATCGGCTTTATCTGTCCGATAACCATATCAATAAGCGCGTCCATAATCATCTTTGTTATCCTCTTCGTGCAAGATTTTATGATATTCCAAAAATCTTTGAAGAACTTTTCTATAGACTGTATTGTTCCAACTTCATTCCCGTTAAGAAATCTGTTGTTTATTGCAAATATCAACATAACTTTCGGAGTTAATATTTGCATCGACAGTTGGACTATGAGTTCATTTATGAATTTTGTTATTATGTTCAGCTTGAAAGCATATTTGTCATCAGAATCAATGTATCCCGATCTCGCCAATATGTCAGACGCGCTCACAAGTGCCGACATGACCGCCTGTTCGGTTTCTTCTTGGCCAACTGACGGGCGTATGTTCAGAATCGCATTTACTATCTCGTCCGAATTAATATCTTCCGCGTCACCTTGGTCGTTTCCTGTTGAGTATTGTGAATCGTATCTCAGAGTCGCGTCTTCAGCAAATCTGGAATATTTTTCATCCGAAAATGTAAAATACTCTTCAAATTTTGCGTCAGATTCTTCGGGCTCGTTCATTACCTGTTCAACTACGTCGTGTATTTTTGAATACAGCGTACTTTTTTCGATTGATGCGTTTATGGAAAATGAACTGGCAAAACCGATAATTGCGTTAATAACCTGCGCGACAAGAGTTTTTGAATCGAAGAGCTTCAGGCTGGACACGTAGTCTACGTTAAACTGATAAATTGTTTTGTTTAATCCGTTTAATCCGGTTTCATGGTATCTGTCCCATACGCCGTGAACACTTAGATAGTTTGAATTAAAAAATTCCTTAATGCCAGTAGTCCCGTGCTCTCCCGGGTCTACACTATATGCGCTTTCGACAAATTCGCAAATCAAAATCTCCTTCTTCGGCCCGACATTCCTTACGAATCTGTACGGAGAATTTTGGCACTCTTCATCTGCGAACTTTTTTTGTGCTTCCTTTCCGGCGCCTCCGTTGCCGTCGAATATGAACCTGTACGCGTTCCTGTTATCCCATACGCAACGATGGTCGGCCCTATCGTTATATCTGCTGCCCCTATTGATTGCAAACCAAAGGAAAGCATTCATATCCGTTGAGGAGTAGATAGTGGAGGAATTGTGGTAATCAGGATCCACGTCAAAATAAAATATAGAACCTCCGCTGCTCATCGGTATATTTTGCAAAAGCCCGAATGCATCGATTTCTTCCAATGGTATCTTAAAGCCATCATTGAACGTTGTGTGGGAATCCGTTGCCCTGTACGGGCTTTTCAGAAACTCATCAGGCAAAACTGGATCTATCGGGCAATCGTACATACCGTTTAGGTATGCTATGAGAAGAGCCTTTATTGCCTCATTTATCGCGAACAGAATACCCTTTTCAACACCACCCTCCTGTGTTCCGGAAATTAACGTAGTCAGCCATTCGAGTATGGACTCTTCTGTTATTCCGAACATTTTCAGTATATCCATTAGGAAAGAAATGGCGGTGAAAGAAGTCTCAACGCCATTTTCAAAATCCCAATCCAATAATTTTGGATAGCGTTCCAATATCGTGTTCAATGCGGATATCGTCGCCAGGGTTTTCTGTTTCTTTAATTTGTCTTTCATTGTTTTTTGGAAATGTACTCTTGGGATTCCTCATTTTTGGATGACGCATCCTCCGCAAGCTTCCTAAGCTTATCCAAATTCAATGTCGTAGGAACTGCTTTCTGTGCTTCAATAGCACCTTTTACGTCACCACCATGCTTGACGACCTCAGCCATTAGATGCGCAATGTCATACTTCTGCGATATTGCGTTTTGCTGAAGCTTAAAATAATTAGCCATTACCTTTCCATACTTCTCCTTTCCATCAATATCGAGGTCCTTGAAAACAGTTGAATTAGCCAGCTTGTTCATTTCGTCCTGAATTAGCGTGTGCTGCCTGCAGCATTGGTCGTATGTTTCTTGGAGAAGTTGTTCGATTTTGTCGTTACTGTTAAGCTTGACAGAAAATTTTTTAATTTTTTCAGCCATATCTTTTTACCATAAATACCTTGATCATAAGTTTTACTCAATGACGAAGCTTTTAATCATCAGGAACTCTTTCTTGAATTTCCGCATATTGTCCCTAATGCCTTTTGTATCCAGCCCGGTTGTTTCCCTTAGGTACAGTAAAACCGCATTTTTATTCAATTTGTTGCTTGCATCGGTCGATAGTACATATTCCCAATTGTTGAATAACCCTATCAGTGCCTTCCCGAGTTTCACCTCGTTCGGCTTAATGTCGTTAATTTCAGGGTTATCTATCATTTCTTGTATCCTTCCAACCAATTTTTCAATTGTTTCCGATGCAATTTCATTGCCTTTGCCCGCCGCGTCCGAATATTTTATGCTGTTTCCGAAATCTTCTTGAACATCATCATATGACGGATTTCTTTTAAGCGTTTTCACGTAATTCTGAATTCGCCCGGTGACATAGTTTCTGCATATCGTTCCGTAGTATGAATACGCCTTTTTCCCGCTATCCGGATCGAACTTGTCCATTTTTGTTATAATGAACGAGAGCGCGTCGTTGTATGTATCCAAAAAATCCTCATCAGGAATATACAATTTGTACCTCCTGATGATGGATTCCGTCATTTTTTCAAACGCGGGTTTTAATATGTAATCATATATTTTATTTTTTTCAACAGGGTCGTTTGTTTTTAGGTATTGTATAACCGCTTCTTCCTCCCTGTCTCCGAAGTAATATCCACTTTTATTTTTGCTACCTGGTTTCCTTCCTCTTTTAGCCATTTTTAAATAAACAAATTTGAGGATAAACCAACGATTAAAACTGAATTACACAGCCCTTTCTTCTGCGTTATACTTTCGTATCTTTCCCGCCGTTTGGCTCATCAATTATTAAAGCTATTACTTTTCGCCGTCAAATTTTTTGTTTCGATCTTCTGTGAAGAAGTATTCCTGTCTTGCCGTAGTAATAAGCCATTCGACTTCATCTTTTGAAAGATTTTCTTCCTCCTTTTTATACGGGCGATAAACGCCAATCTTAGGAACCACGTATATTTTCTTTTTCTTATAGGCGAACCTCAGCAAGAATTCATACCATGAAACTATTTTCATTGACGGCTTGAATTTCCCTGCGGAGATGAAATCTTCCGTATTGAAGAACGCGCCTGATAGGGATACGTCGATGTATTTCTCAAGGAAATCGAGCGTGATTGCACCTATTTCGTTTTCCTCTACGAACGCAACGTTCCACGCCATCTCATTTGAGAGGAACGGCTGCTCATTTTCGACTATGTTCCTAACCAACGGAATGATAACTGAGCAGTTTTTCCCGTACAATTCAGCATTCTTTCTCCATTTTTCAGTATAGGTTTCGCCGCATTCTATCACTGAGAAATATTCTGTTGTACATTCCATTACGGCGTCGTTTACAATAGAGTAAACATTTTCGCCATTTGAAACGACTTTCTGAATATCCAATGAAAAGCCAGACAGTGTTCCGTCAATTTCGGAAAGTACGGTTTCTTTACCGGCCACAATTACGGAGTCGTTTTCCGTGGCAATTGCTGAAATTGATTTCAGCGTATTCTCTAATCCGCTTTCAACGTTGACCAACGGAAGTATGAACGTTACATTATCCATTGTTAGATTCCTTATATTTGTTCAAGATTATTTTTAGGGCGTTTGACGTTTCATTGAACAGATCCCCGTAGACTGTATCTATTTCTTTATGCTGCCTGTCAACACTGTATTCAGATACTGTCGCTCTCATTTCGTCATAAATAACGCTCGGAAGCGTATCGCTAATGAACGACTCTATTACTGATGCGATAATATCCGCAGCATCCTCATATTTGAAGAACCACAGTCCGTTATCTTTCAGCACGCCTTCCTTTTCAAGCCACTCAGGCTCGTTGTCTGGAATTTTACCGATAACAATGCTTCCTGAAGCCATCGCCTCAACTGCGTCGTATCCGAAATCAGTTTTGTTATCGCACCAAATAGTAGCGACGCTTTCCCTTAACGCATCGGCAAACTGCTCTCTCGGAAGATTTGCAACATTTCTGAAAGCCACCCAGCTGTAATTTGGATATTTCCAGTAGAACGGTTTTATGATTGCCTCAATGTCACTAGGAGATTTTGACACGACATTTATTATCAGCTTTTTCGGCTCCTTGCCTTCATGGAAATAATCCTGAATGGCAGGATGCACAACGCTAACCGTAGAGCCCGGGAAAAATTCAAGCACCCTGTTTTTGAGCGAATCGCTCGTAGTTATACAGTCGTGGATGTTCAAGTCAGACCATGAGATTCCCGCCGGAATTATTTCTGACATATACCTGAAGTTCTGCAAAATAACAACCCTCCTGCAGGCCACGCTTTTCGTTGCAGACATTGCAGTTGAGTATATTTCCGGAATGAATATAAAGTCAGCGGGCCCGACTGTCAGCTTGTCTGTTCCGTTGTTGAAATGTGGAAGATCAGCGTACTTGTCGCCAAGCCAGCTGCGGACGCCGACAAAATCATCCTTTTCGGCATGCACCATTTTTACGTTGTAACCCTTTTCGTGTAGATACAGGGCCGTTTCGTATATGTAAGCCAAAGAACCGGCCGGCACACCCTTCGTGTCGTAAACAAAGAAATATAAATTTGATTCCTTGTTTTCTATTTTCTCGATTGCTTCCTCGAGTTCCTTTACTCTTTTATTTTCTTCGCTCATAGTTCTTCGATGAGATTTTCATTTATCATTGAATTGATTGCTATTTTAACCCCAATTGGGATTTCGTCTTCTGATATGGCGCCTGTTTCGAGTATTTTTATTATGAACGCATAAACGATATTGAAATTCATGCTGTTCGTGTCAAACGTACCCTGCTCGCGTAGCTCCCTTATCGTCTTTGAAGTTTGAGACCCGTTTTTCTTTGTTTCGTAATCGTATACGTCGAGTATTTCGTTAGTGGTCCTTTCCTTTTCCTCACATTTGTTCAGGAAATTCAACACCTTTGAAAGGTTTATTGCATATTTTTTTCCGTTTATCGTGAACATTTTACTTAAGCTTTTCAATGACATTATTTCCTTCTTCAATGAATTTGTCGAGTCCACTGTACGTGAAATCAGCCCCAATGCCTTCATTATATGGCATTTCTATCTTAACCGTTTTCTTTCCTTCCGGTTTTTCTGACAATAGTTTTGGATCGGCGGTGACAAGTACATCGCATTTTTCCCAAATGTCAGACGAGTTTTTAGGGAAATATATTTCCCTTACCCTTGTCGCGATTTGCGAAAGGAAGAAGCAGGTGTACCCGATTGACGTATTGAATTCGTACGGGTTGGCAAGCAATATCTCTACGTCGTCCCCGTATTCGTCATCGACGGAAATGTGCCACAGGTTGAAATTCTTGTCAAGCATCCTTGATGCTACAGTGGCTTCCGCGAAAACTTCAAACGGGTAATCTTCATAAAGGAATTTATTATATGCCTTCTTGTCCTTGAATGGAAATGATTTCGATAGGTCGTTTGTCGAAAGGTCAATTTCTTGAAGATCGATGGAAGGGTCTACGTATTTTTTATAAACCTTTCCGAACGTCCTTGTTTTTGCCCTAATGACGTCATCTATTGTTATGCAGATTCTCATATTACTGTGCCTTTTCGTTTTTCTTGTTATTGATAATTTCTGCGTAGAATTCAGCCCTGTCCTTCGTAACGTTCCTAAGATCATATTTTTCATGAACGCTTTCATAGAGGTTATCCTGAAGCTGTTTCAGTAAATCAGGATTCTCGACGAGTTTTTTAACATACTTCGCCCAATCCTTGTGGTTTTTGGAAGGGTTCACTAGGAGTGCATTTCCGTTAGGATCAATTTCTCCGCCGAACTTAATAGCGTTGTGCAGGTCTAATGTGTACGGACCGACCTCGGAAGCTATAATCGCAGTGTGCGAAAATGCGCACTCTGCTACTTTAAGAGGCGACTTTACGAGGTTGAATTCATTGACCTCGAGAGGGGCCAACAATATGTCAACTTCTGAATAGTGCTCGTAATAATGGTCCATATCCTTTGTCCAGCATCTCTTGTAATGTTCCTTTTCAACGCCTGGATATTGAACGTTGTTCAGGAATAGCTCCAAGAACTCCTTATAGTCTTTCGATACTATCTTATAGTCATTCGTGAGCATTTTTTCGTAGCGATACCACACGCTTTCCTTAGGGGTTATCGGACGCTCATTGACTTCCCCAGTCTCCTTGTTGATGATTTTAATGGTTCCGCGGAGGTCAAATCCGCAAAGCACGAACTGAACCTTATCCAACGAATCTCCGATTTTGCTCGCCACATCTTTCAGGAGCATCATATCGTACTCATGGCTTGAACCCATTATAAGTCCGACTCGAATGAAGTCCGACTTCGGCTTGTTGACCTTGAATCTCTCATCCGTAGGATCGATGGCGTTAGGGAATATCTTCACGTTTTTGTTTATTTTCGCTATCCGCTCCGCAAAAATAGGCGTTGTAGTCGTCACATAATCGAACAGGCGAATATTTTGCATTATCACCTTTGCGTGGTCGTATATTCTGTTGCTCTGATACTGAGGATGATGAGGGCTCAACTGCCAGTGGTCGTCAATGTCCATTACAGTTACAATTCCCTGCAACTTAAAATATTCCATTGCAAGGTAGAACCCTTGCATATCCCTGAAAAGGGCCTTATGGATATGGATGAGATCATATTTATCGAAACTATGAAGGTCCCTCCAATTCGGCTGCATGTCGATTGTAACACTGAATTCGTCCGGGAACTGCTTCTCGAGTTGAATGTGCGGTTGCGTAGAGCGGTAGAATCCGACGCCACCCATATTGTCCGAAGGGACTACAAGAATGTTGTATTTAGCCATTATTTATGCTTTTATTTAAAAAATAAAACGGCTAAAAATAAAATAAATAAAAAAACCGAGCCAAATGGCCCGGTCTTAGTAAATATATGACGTTTTGTTATTTCGCCCTCTTTTTAAGAACTAATTTTCCTTCATATACATTGCCCTTCTTGTCAAGGAACTGAATCACGTTTCCTTCACCTATGCACATTCCGCGCATTCCGTTTAATCCTCCGACGCTTTCGTTGAGATTTGTCTTCATCGCCTCGCTTACGGCTTCCTTTATTAAAAATTTGATGTAATCGTAGTCGATTTGAGGCCCTCCTTGCGTGTATTGAGGCTGTTGCGGTATCGGCCTTTGTACCTGATGGTATTGCTGCTGCTCATTTATTTGCTGAGTACCGGCGTTTAGTCCGAGAAGTTGATCCAATCCTTCCATTTTTGAATGACCCTCGAAAAAGCCGTCCGGTGTCGGGTTTTGGGCGAATGATTCCAAAATCTCTTTTGGAAGCTTACTATTGCTTATCTTGCGTTGGCTGGCCACCGGTATTTCTGAATATTGGGCGCCTCCTTGAGATGGCGCGGAACTGCCGAAAACCATTGCATCAAGCCCGGCTATTTCAGAATCTCCGATAGAGCCTCCTTTTTTCCTCCTTGCGCCGGCCTTTGCTTCGACCAACCTGTTGAATCCTTCGTCATTTATTAAGGCTTGCGCCCTTGAAAGTGCATTAAGAAAGTTCTCCTGTTCCATTTTTTTCTGTATCTGTTTCTTCGTCGTTATCGGCGGGGTTCTTGTAAACCGGCCCGTTGTTTTTTATCTGGCTATAGTTCAAACCGTTTTGGGTGCTTGGTTCAGAGAAGTCTGCCTCTCCTTTCTTGACGGGACCGTTCGTTTCGTACTGTCCTTCGTTTCCGAAATTCTTGGTCTTTGACATATCAGAAACCGACTGCGCATTTCCCCTGTTTGGTTCGGCCTTGGCAGAATTCCACTGCTGTTCCCTTTCGGCGTTTGTCCTTTCAGTGTCTTTAATGTTTTTAAGAACATAGTCCGGTGCCATCCTCTTACGCTTGAGTTGTTTTTCAAAGTCATAATAAGGATTATTCTCAACCGCCTTATCGTGACGCTCTTTATTGTATTTTTTAAGACCGCCGCGTTCATATCTTGCGCTTGCGCCGGTAAAGTCCGCTTTCATTAAGACAGTTGCCATTGTATCATCCCCGTTTGGATTGTACATCGGCGGCTCGTTGAAAACTTTTCCGCTGTCTTTCCACGTGTTAGGAACCACCCTGTCCAACAGGAACAACCTCCAACCCGGGATTTTCCCTTCTCCCTTCTCAGCACTTTCAGAACTTCCGTTTGTTTGGTATGCCCTGAAACATGGATTTCCGCTTTTAGTCGTGCCGATAGCGACCGGCTGGACCGTTATTCGCTCAAGCTTTCCTCGTCTGTCACCGTCCTTACTGTCATATTTGAACGACACTTCGTGCCTGCGCTTTATTGCGTTGACAACACTATTTTGGGCAACTTCCTCAAAAAGCAACTCGCGTATTATGGTCTCAGCGTAATTCATTCAAAATTAAATTTTCTTACGTGTCGTTGTTGTAAATTGACCGCGAACAGAAGTGTCGATATCTACGGAATTCCTTCCATATTCAGATTCCGGCTTATACTCGTTGATTCTCTCAAGGTATTTTCTTCCGGATTCTCCCTGATAAGCCATGTCAACGCCTTTAGTCCCGTAAATGTCGAAAGAACCACCGGCACTCGAACGTGTGTCAACCGTTGAATAGTTGATCTGCGTCTTGGGCGCTTTAAGGTTCCTGACGGCGTACGTCATTGATTTGCCGGTTCCTTTTCCCCAAGGATGTTTGTCATCGTTGTGCGTTTTCGCGTCATCGCTGTTAAGTCCATAGGGATTTACCTCGTCCTCGTACCTGTTCTTGCCGGGCATAATGGTTTCTCTCCAATTACGTCCTTCAACATCAAGCCTGCTTATTTTCTGGTCGTTTGCCATACTATTGTTCTTTTATAATTTAGTTTATTTTTTTTCGAAATCAATAAATCTCAATTAAAGTAATATATTGAATTTCCATGATGATTTTCGGGTTTGTGATTTGCATCAGGGGTGTTGTTCACTTTTTTCGGAAGGCCTGCGGTTTTTGCCTTATGCTCCGTGCTTTTCAGCTTTACCTGATTTTTCAGAACGTTCAACGTTTTTTGTCCGCCGTTTTTCTGAAATGTTACGGGGTCTTCCTTTTTCTGTTTTTCCATTCTTGAAGCCCTGACTTGGTTTGTGTTGTTTCGTGAGCCTCCCTTATTGCTGTTTATTTCAGCGCTAAGGTTCGATACCATTTTGCCGCCAAGGTTTTTGGATACGGAATTTATGAATGCATCGTTCTTTTTTCCGTACCCCGAAGTTTTTGCATTATCCAATTCGTCTCCTTCGGCGAGCCTGTAATCGTTGGTTGTGGTATGAAGTCCAAACCATCCTTTCTTGCAGCGTTTTATTTGATCGCTCGTTGTAACATCTGTGTTAACATCATCCCCTGTCCCGACATATGCGTTATTTGCGACGGTTTCGTACTCGGTAAAATTATCCGGTCTCCCGTCGTCTCCTTTTATGTCAAGTGGATAAGCAGATTCCGACATTAGAATCGTGTTTATCTGTGATTCTGTAAATATAACTCTTCTCATTAGAGGGACTATTTAGTTTCTTATAAATATTTATAATCAGTGAAATATTCGATTTAAAAGGTATGTCTATACTGAACAAATATAAAAGATGGGTCCCGATGTTGCTGCCCGTCAATGACGAATATTGGGATTTTGTCTTATCGCAGGATGGAACCCCTTCTATCGGAGTATCACCAAAGCTAAATGAGAACTGTTTATCAGCATATATATCGTTTTGGGATCCGGAATGCCAGGAATTGAACGGTGTTCATTCATACTCTAAATACAAGTGGGAAGAAGCTAAGAATTCAGGAACGACGTTGGAAAACATTGGATATACCGGCGTTGACAACGGGCGCATCTACTACGGTGGCTTCGCAAATGTTTCAAATAAGGAGTTTTTCGAAATATTCACAAATTCAAAATTAGAAATTCCGGCCGGAGATTTTTCGCTTCATTTGAAAAGGGTTACAGGAAATACGGGTGTGTATTCGTACGAAATGGACTATGAAAAAGGAAAATATTGGTCTTTGAAAGGTGGGTTTTTCCAAGGGTTCTATAAGCTGTTTGGACACGACTATCAGGTACTTCCGCAGTATATCGAGGATGAGTGGAACGTTGAGATAACGCTTCGCCCAATGGGCTATGTAACGGATGATAAAGCTCTCAATGCGGTTTATCCTGAAAATCAGGGCATTTTCTTCTACATGGGAACAAGGGCTGAGGATAAATTCCTAGAAATGTACAACTGCGACATTTCAAAATATCCTGACAGGGAGCAACCTGACAGGCACGAGTTAACGTGTGACTATTTCCTTGACGAGATGTACAAGAAAATAGACTGCCAATATTTCGACGACGATTATGCGAGCGGAAATGAGGAGAATCCTTCAGACTATTATTCGGATGGATATGCTTCGAAAGATGCCAAGGAATATTGCAACGGAAAGTACTATGGCGGAGAAAGCGGCACTCCTTGTGATAAAAAAGAAGAAATAGTCCCATCACCGAGCAAACCGAAAAAGAAAGACCCGAAATCATTCAACAAGAAAAAGGCGAAATATCTCGCGTATTTTCTAAACACATACGGATATAGGGAATACAGTTCTTGCGGCTGCAACTTAAAAGGTGAAAAAGTTAAACCGTATGTTCCGGAAAAGAAGGAAGAGGAGATTGATCCATGCGACATATCATACTTGTCAAGCGACGACTCATATTACGAAAGCGAAATCTTCCTGTCGGGCCTCACACTGACGACTAAGGATGGGAAGTCACTTTCCGACACGGGGTATTATGAGATTAAAACTGATAACAAATTCCTGCTTTTCAACAGGACGAAATATGGCTTTACTACAGCGAATTGGGACGAGGATGTTGAGATAATACTGACGGGAACGACAGAAGATTACAGGACCGGAAACCTGTTCCTGCTAATGAACAGGACAAAAAGTGGCTATACAACCTGCACGATTGATTCATATTTCAAGGAAAACAGGCCGGAATATGACTTCAAGAAAGACTTAAAAGGGAATTCTTTCGCCGTGAAATATAATTGCGACGGAAGCATAAGTTACAGGTATTTGGTTAAGGATTGTGACTCTGAAAGTGGATACTCTGTTTTGGAGGAAACGAGCTTCCCGGGTATAATAAAACCTGAAGAATGGAGTACGGTTAACATAAAATTTAACGTAATCGGCGGAACGGGCTTGAATCCTTGCGGAAAGCCTTACGGAGAACGCAGGATGAAGATAAGGATATATGTAAACGGGTATCTTAAATTCGTTTCTAAGGAGTTGCCTGAATTTAATTTCAGAGAGCTTTCAACAATAGCCGACAAGCAGGAAGGTGTTCCGTTCAACATATCCGTAGGAGGTGGAACTCAAGGACTTTGCGACAGCGTATGGCTTGACTATAACCGCGCATTTGAGAAGGTACTTCCGATAGAGAAAAACTTTGCGGGGACGTTTATCGGCGATATATACGATTTTAGGTTCTATACCTGCGGAAGCCAACGCACTGAGATACTTAACAATTATCTATATACCCGAGCACAAATGAATAAAGAAAAGGTATTTATTTAAAAATAATGGAATATGTCAACAACAGGCGTAACATACTATAAATTAGAAAAAGGATATCCGGG